GGAGAATAGTACAGCCCACCTAAATGAATAGGATTTTTGTACTAGTATGATTAGTCGGTATCATCATTGTTTGACTGGATAGTGTGTGTTAAGCTACGATTGGCTCGTCTGAAGTGGTACCAGCACTTAGTTGCTACCTTCTCGTACTTGGGGAAACTCTTCACAATTTTTCACTACGCTGCTGAATGGGCATGCCGCTATGACAATTTAGGCGCCTTCGCTGTGGTTCCCTATGCAGGGAGATTGACATCCAATGCGTACACCATCACATCCAGCGTACCCGGGGTACCTGTATATGAGACGCTATTGAACTTGACAGTGGCTGTCTTGCTTAGGTCAGTCTTGGAGATCAAAATTTCGATCATCCCCTGACCTGCACCAGACACCACCTTCGCATATGCTCCAGTTGACCCACTTGCCGTCACAGCACTTACAACTGCATTGACGAAAGTCAAAGACTTCGTCCAGTCGAAGGCTGAAAAGGTGGAGGATCCAAAGTATAGAGTTATTAGATAGTTTCGTCCGCCGGTCTCTGGCAAAATCAATGTATTGTCAGTTGTCCAGCCCATATCTAATGTTCCAATCTCAGCAATCGGATTACCGTTAAACAAATTGGTTGCAGAGGCAGGAGTAAAACTCGCTTGCCAGTAGCCACCAGATGAAACGTCCGTTCGCACGACTGGTTTCTTCAACTCTACCTCATACGTGACCCAAAGGTCACCGAGGACATTACCGTCAGCCAACTGACCCTGAGTCGCAACAAAGGTGCGACCAAGGTCGTAGCTCATGAGTGGTTCCCCGGATGGAGGGCTCATAGAACGACAGTAATGTATATTAAAAGGATTCTCTCGTGGATCACACTCAATAGGATGGATAAAAGGCTCACATGGCACAGCTTCCGAAGCGCAATACTCATTCAACATTTCAATTTTGTTGATTGGTGCGCTATCAGAAGCTCGATAGGAAGTTTGCAACATCACAGTACCCAAAGATGGGCTGGTGCCTGATATTGCATTTCCAGATGCTGGAATATAGTGAAAGACAACACCCTTGAAAGCATACTCTTGGTAGCGATCAGCGACCCCCGAAAGCCAGGGGAACGTACCACTCAAGGCAGGATTGAGAGGTAGGGAATATTGAGTTGTAAAGTTAATTGAACTCTTGATGGGTCCAACAAACTCTTTGTGTCTCACTGTAATTGATTGACCTGTGCTGTGCATGGAGGGGACTGACATAGACGATCGTAGAACAGAGTTCTGTTTGACTGTGTAGTCTCCAAATCCTAGCCATTTGGAAGCCAAAGCACCAAGCTGTCCGCCTGCGGCGCCTGCTAGTGCTGGCATTCCAAAGTATCCTCCTAGAGCGCTTCCTCCTGCAGCTCCTGCTGCTCGGATGAGTTTCCCAATTGGAGTAATGTTCTTCTTCTTTGGCATGTTCGCTCGTTTGGTATTGACAATGATCTGTCGGATGTTGCGGTTGCGATTTCGCTGAGGCATGGTTGGTTATAATACTGGTTAGATATTATTAACACCGGATTACAACAAGCTGGTAGCGGGTGCGTATTGAACGCCCACCCGGTCGTAAGCGTCGCATCCCGGTATCGTTGTACCAAATTCATGTTCCATAGTCCAATTGTCGTAGTAGGATTCCAAAAGTAGCTGTTCATCAGGCGTAACACCCCACGCCTGATTGAAACTAATGCGTGCTTCATTCGAAATTTCCAAGTCGCTGATCGTAATTTTCTCATTATACAATCGACTTGAACCGTCACACACGTTAGCAATTAAACGCTTTGTGCAACGAATCCCATTACGACGCATGGCTCGAGCAAAGGATTGCAATACTGGCACACCACGTGCCAAACTACCCTCTGCGATTCCTATAGCCATCATCCATTTCCTCAGAGTCTTTATGTTTTGGACTGGCAAAAGGCACATACTGCCTTTTGAGACCAGGGTGCACGGATTTCGGACCATCTTTAGTCCATCCGCTGTAATTACAGGTTTACTCTGGCAGAATTCCACGCTCTCTAGGTCGTGTACAGTGTCCTCCAGGACCATTCTAAACCCTTTTCTTGCGTAATATTCATTAAACCCTGATCGCCATCGATATTGTGATGCTGAATCCATGATGTACTGGCAGTCATCTCCATTGTTCACTAGGCCCATCATTACGTTGGAGATTCTCTTCCACCCGTAAGTCATTGAGCACATAAGGATACAATTTCCAAGGGACGTGTTAAGGTCCCCAGATGACCGTGTTCCATACATGGTGAATTTCAGCTTGCCGTCATCAAAATAGGCACGGCCAGTATTAACTAGCTGTTGCGCTAAAAGCCAACATAGTTGGGCAATCATTGGTGCTTGTGTGGGCATTACCCCATCGGGGTTGTCGCCAATCCAATCAAGGACAGCAAAGTACCATTTGATTGCCATATTGTATGAACTACAATATGGTCTGATGTAGCAAAGGTGTTCGAAGAATAGGGCGTTAGTACTTACATGCATGTCAAACTTTGAGGCATCACCCCCGATTGCACACGCATCATCGTACTCATCCCACAATTCTTCGATGAGCCTTGCTGACTCATGGGTATCAATTCCCTTCATCACAACCTTCTTCTGATTAAACACCTTGGCGAGAGCGTCAAAATACGCATGCTCGTTCTTTTTCAAGAATCGCCCAAGTGCAAGGTTGTAAACTGGATGTCGTGGGTTAATAACCCGCGACGCTTTACCCAAGTCACATTTCTCGAACTTCCCAAAACTTCGCAACTCCGCATCCATCCTCCGAACACCATCACTCCAGAATTGATCTGCAGCTCTCTGATAAACCTTCCTCTTGGCGCCTTTGTAGCAATCCACCACCTCTTCGATGGATGCAATAGGGACCAGTTGTAGGTTCGCATTAAGCTCTTCGCAGAAATCCTTCATGATCTCGTCACCAGCCCACTCTCCAAAACTCGTTGGCAGGGCAGGTAGGAACAAAGTTCCCACCTTACAGGTGAAGTAGCGTTCGGCAAACGCGCGATATGCGTTGTCCACAGTGTTGTTAAACACTCCCAAATGTGTCGGCGGGGCTAATCCTTGGATCAGCACCCACCGACGTTTCCGCGTAGCATTCCCGTTGCTCGACTTGATCAAGCCGACTGGTTGGACCGCGGAGACGGAATCACAACCTTCGATATACAACGGGCGCCACTATCCAGCCTTGACGGCCGGACCTTCGCTGAAGCCCATCAACTTGAGCAACCAGCGGGGAACCCTTCTGCGACTACGGCCCGAAATCTCATGATGGACCGTTGCGCTGAAATATTGTTCCACGATATGCATGATATGCACATCGATTACATCATTACGAAAGTTATTGTCTTTCATAATCTTCCGCGCGCACTTGTCAACAACGGCTCGATTTAAGGTGTTATCCACCAGGTTGCCTTGCTTACAAACCACCGCGACGCGAACGTCAGCGATAACTCGTGCAGACACCTTCATCTTAACGACTCCGGTCGTTTGTCCAGTTGATTTATTGACAAATGCATTAACTTCAACATATGCATTATGAAGTTCATGCAGGGACAGAGGATCCTCAACGTTCCGATGTTGTTGGAAAACAACATGATTGTGGATCTTCTCCTCAGTGACGATGTTAGCGAGAGTTGCCTCATCGACGCCACCAATTCCACATCCCAACCAACGCATCCATGTTGTGGCGAACCACCGCATGAACTCATCGGCCTTGGATGGGCTTTTCACATCATTCACATTGTAGGAATCGACCATGCATGATTCCAATTGCGCGAACTTTTGTGCATCGCTAAGCTGGCACTTAGCGAATGCAACCGGGGATGCGACCGGCTTTGGAGAAATAACTGTATTCCCTGTCGTTGTGGCCATGGTGGAGGAGGGGGAAAAGAGTGTCAGTTAGGTACTTCCAAACCTGGTGAGACAGACACCACTGGATGATTAATTACTATGCAATTCAACAGCATAAAAGGGGTGATGGTTGCTAAGCCACCCGACGCTCGAAAACCCCAAATCCCACACCTATTGACCTCAGTTGGGAGTAGTTTTGATGACTGGACCCTCGGTATACGAACCAGCTCACATGTATTACGCGCTCATGTGATCAGCGCAATTGCACTCGTGTATTAGGCGCCCACCATGGCGCAAACCATGCTCGTAAGCATGGTTTATTGAAAATTACATTCTCA